CTAACGGAACCGTGGATTACTCAACCGTTGTCTATGACTACATGGGAACGCGATACACGAAACGCGAAATCGAGCACCTTAGAATCTTTAGCCAGGCAGGTCAGCTAGTCGGAATCTCTCCAATCGCTTCTTGCTTTAAGGACATCGCGGCCGCTATCGATCTAAGAGACTACGCTCTCAACTGGTTTACTTCCGCAGGCGTTCCAACTGGAATTTTAAAGACTAACCAGATGCTAAACAAGGCAGAGGCCGACGAAGTTACTAACAACTGGCACAACAAGCAACAGAACCGTCAAGTTGCAGTTCTAGCTAACGGCTTTGACTACCAGCAGATAGCTCTATCACCTAGGGACGCACTATTCACCGAAGTTCAAGATCAGCAGACACAGGCAATTGCCAGACTCTTCGGAATCCCGGCACGGTTGCTTCTGACCTCGATACCAGGTTCATCCGACACCTATTCAAACTTGCAGGATGAGAACCAAGTCTTTTACCGTCATACTCTTATGGCTTACACCGATGCAATTACCGACGCACTTAGCAACTGCCTACCAAGAGGCAACCGGGTCGAGTTCGACTTCGAGCATCTATTCAAGGCAGATGTCGCAGCACGTTATAACTACTACCAGACCGCAATCGCCGCAGGTATCCTAACCGCCGAGGAAGTCAGAACGAAAGAAGGACTAGATGTCTGAAATGATTACACGCGAGTTTCAGGTTCGCCTGGTCGATGACGGTGAAAGAACTATCATCGGTTTAGCCGTGCCTTACGGTCAGGAAATCGAATTAAGCGGCAACACCAAAGAACGGTTTGAAGCTGGAGCTATCCAGACCGTCGAGGATGTCAAGTTGTTCTACGGCCACGAAGAGCCAATCGGTAAAGTCCTAGAAGGACGCGACACCGAGGAAGGCTTTGAGATTGTCGCACGAATCTCCGACACTCCTAGAGGCAACGAAGTTTACACCCTATTACAGGACGATGTCCTAAACCGATTCTCGGTTGGATTCTTCCCGGTCAAAGACCGGAAGGAAGGCCAAACGATAGTTAGAGAGCTAGTGGATCTCAAAGAGGTTTCAGTAGTTCCCTTCCCAGCCTTTGAAGGCGCAAAAATAACCGAAGTCCGTAGCGAGTCCGAGATCGAAGAGGTCGAAGAGGTAGCAGAGACTCCTAATGAAACAGAAAGTGAAACAATGGAAAACATTGAACTTGACGTTCGCACCGTTCAGGACGAGGTTGCAGAATTGCGCCGAGTTATCGAAGCAGGTCAGGCCGTCGAAATCGCATCACCAATAACACACAAATTCAGCTCACAAGGCGAGTTTGCAAAGGGTCTTCTAGATGGAGACGAAGACGCAAAGGCTATCGCCCGCGCAGCTTCAACTTCCGCTAACGCAGCAATCATCCCACCATTCGTTGGATACCTAGACACTCTAATCAATACCAACCGTCCAACTTTGTCTGCATTCAACCGCGGAGCACTACCAGCATCCGGTCTACAAGTTGAATACATCCAGATCGATGACAACACTCTCGATGTTGAGCGTCAGGCTACAGAGAACACAGCTCTAGCCTTCGGAAACTTGACCTTCGAGGTAAAGTCCGTAGATGTCAAGACTTACGGTGGCTACACCAGCTTCAGCCGTCAGTATGTAGAGCGCGCAACAATCAACACTCTTGACCAGGTATTCCAGGGTCTAACCATCGCTTACGCGAACGCAACCAACAAGGTTGTAATCGACCTAATCGAAGGACTTGATTACACCGGCAAGGTCTTCCAGGCACACACTAACGCATCGACAATTGCGAAGGGTATCGCAGAAGGTTCTGCTTACATCTTCCGCAACACCGGACTTCGTCCGAACTTCATCGCTGCTGGTGTAACCGCTTACGTGAACCTAGTGTCAGTTGCAGCAACCGACGGCAGACTAAACTTGTCAGCTAACGGAGATGGAACAAACACCATCGGTTCAGCTAACGTTCCTGGTCTAAGCGCATCGCTATTCGGTCTACCAATCGTTGTAGATCCACAGCTAACCGCTACAAGCTGCTTCTTGGCTAACTCTTCTGCCGTTACCTCATGGGAGTCTGCTGGTTCACCAGTTCGACTAAACGCAGCGGACATCACCACACTCACCGACGATGTTTCGGTATACGGCTACATGGCCGTTGCTGCACAGCGTCCGGGTGCAATCGTAGTTCTAGACGTAACCGCGTAATAGGTCTATAAATGGCTGTGACGTTGGAGCAGTTCCAGGCTTATGTTGGAACCGATGAAATAGGCTTCCCTAGGGAATGTCTTGAAGCCGGATCCGCTTTAGTGACGAAATATATTGGTGCAGTAAGAACCGTTCCGGTCAGGTTACAAGATCAAGCCGTCCTAATAACAAGCTCGGAACTGTTCCACCGTCGTTCTGCTCCTAACGGAGTTGCTCAATTTGCTAGCTTCGATGGTGCTCCCATCAGAGTTGCCAAGGATCCGATGAACGCGGTTTATCCGTTGCTTCAAAGATACGTCGGTTATGCAGTATGAGCGAGATCAACGCCACTAAGGTCGAGTTCAAACTTGAATTAGCGGACGCAGGGTTAAATGTTCAGGAATACATCCCGGAACGAATAACACCTCCAATCGTCATTATCAATTCCGCGCAGCCTTACTTGCAAACAGCACAGTTTGGCGAATGGACTATGGGACTTGAATTAGTTCTGGTGGCTAACACCGCGACTAACAAGAAGGCAACGGAAAACCTAGATCAGCTAATCGAGGATGTTCTAAACGCAATCGAACCTTTGACTTACGTTCGGATAACTTCGGTAAACCAGCCTTACAATCTACAAACAAACAACGCCGAGTATCTGGCAACAAACTTGTTCGTCAGTCTCGACTTAACAATTTAGAAAGGAAGTTAGCTAAATGCCTGCTTCTACAAGAATCAAAGCGCAAAACATCCTCTTCAAGTTTGGTGCTACCGAATACGCTTGCGACGCAAACATGGTCGAGCTAACCCTAGGAGATGCTCCTGGAGACGTTCAGACATTCTGCGAGGTAAGAGTGGGCGGCGAATGGTCACTACAACTTGACGGAGTAACTTCTGGAGACTCAACTAGCCTTTACCGTGTCCTTTGGGATAACTTCGGTTCAACCGCAAACTTCACAATTGCACCGAACGGAAACGCAGTAGCTTCTTCAAGCCAGCCTCACTACACCGGAGTTGTTACCTTCGATGAGCTGCCACCGCTATCGCTAAACAGCAACGAAGTTTCAACCTTTAGCGTGACCTTGACAGTCAAGAACACTCCACACACTCCTGCATCAGACATCTTCTACGGAGTAACAGTAGACACCACAGCTTAATCATGGCTGAAGGAATTAAGGTTCGTGGTCTAAATGAGGCCATACGCGCTCTTCGAGCTATTGGTGCTCCATCCTCTGAAATAGGATCAGCATCTCAAGAAGCAGGGCAAATTGTAGCTAACAGAGCACGAACCTTAGTTCCGGTCAGGACTGGGGCACTTAGGGCAACTATCCAAGCTAGAAAAATAGCCAGGAAGGTTGTAGTAAGTGCAGGTAACAATAGGCGAGTTCCTTATGCTAACCCGATCCACTTTGGTTGGAATTACGACAAGGTAAACTTGCAGCCTAAGAACATCCGTCCTAGACCATTCTTTAGCAACGCAATTAGGGAAACAAGAACACAGGTCTATCAAGTCTTCTTTAGTAATATTGATAAACTATTGACCAAGTATTCAAACACGACACCATAGGAGAACACAGAATGAACAATTTTGATTTTGAAAGTTTGACTTTACAAGAAGTAGAAATAATCGAAAACTTGACTAACTCAAGTATCGATGAAGCATTTAGCAACGGCAAACCTAAAGGCAAAGCCCTATCTGCTTTTGTTTGGGTAGTTATGAAAAGAAATAACCCCGGTTACAAAATGGAAGACGCAAAAAACATTAGTTTGAAAGAAGCCTTAGCGATGATTAAGGGTGACGAAGAAAAAAAAGAATAAGGGAGCTATCCGCTAAACGAATGGCGGACTTCTGCATGGCTACCAAGATAAGCCCTTCAGAATACAAAGCTCTGACTATGAACGAGTATGCAGCGTTCGTAAAGATTTTGACAAGGAAGTAAAATGGCCGGCACTTTAGCTCTAAACGTAGAGATTCTTGGTGAGTTTCAAAAGCTAACTAAAGCTACTCAAGGAGCCGAAGGTAGCCTAAAGGGTCTTCAAGACAAAGTAGGCGGATTCGCAACTAACATCTCGAGAATCGTTGGAACTCTTGGTATAACTTTGGGTTTCGGTGCTCTTATACAAGGAGCAAAAGATTCGGTAAACGCAGCTAGTGATCTCGAGCAACAATTTGGTGCCCTGGATTCAATCTTCAAGGGTAACTCTGGCGAGATGAAAGTCTTTGCTAAAGACATGAATGAGATTGGTCTTAGCAGCGCGGACGCAGCAAGACAATCCTCTCTAATCGGCTCTCTTCTAAAAGGTAATGGTCTAACAATTGAGGACACCGCAGATAAAACCAAGGATTTAGTAAAACTAGCCGGAGACTTGGCTGCTACTTTTGGAGGCCCAACTGCCGACGCAGTAAGCGCAATTTCTTCTTTGCTAAAAGGCGAGAGAGATCCTATCGAGAAGTATGGTGTATCTCTAAAGGCAGTAGATGTAGAAGCTCAAAAACTCACAGACAGCAAAAACGGTTTGGTTTATGAAACTGAAAAAGAAGCAGACATCCAGGCTACTTTAACTCTTCTTTACGATAAGACTAGGGACGCCCAAGGCCAAGCGTCTCGAGAATCTGACACTTATGCTGGTGTGACTGGAAGACTAACCGCAAAGTTTGAAGACATGTCTGCAGAAATTGGAATGGCTTTACTTCCATTTCTAACCCAACTTTCTGAATGGCTAGAAACTCCAGAAGGAGAAGCAAAGCTACAGGCAATAGTCGATGGCATAGTCAAGATTATTGAAGAATTGATCAAAGCGATTGAGTTTATAGATCAAAACAAAGACTGGTTGGTTCCCATGGTTATAGCTATTGGAACTGTTACTACAGCATGGAACATAGCTACTGGAGCTTTAGAGGCTTACAAGACCGCAGCCGGTATTGCAGCTTTAACAAGTGCAGGTGGAGCGGCAGTAGTAGCCGGAGCCGGAATCCTTGGAGCTGCAGGAGTAGGGGCAGCGGCTGGTGGATACATGCAAGGAGTAGCTTTAGCTGAAGCATCTCAGCTATACGGCCCTGCAGACTTTAGCCCTGGGGGTGGAGGATTGTTCCCAGGAGCTTTTGAAGGATTCCCTGGAGCCAGACAAGCCCCAGTAATAAACAACAATATCTCCGTAAGAACAAGTGCAACTGCGGAGGAAATAGCCAGCGCAATAAACCGAGCTAACCGTGCTACTGGAACGAACTTAATCAGAAACCTGCGATGATTCCTAACTTTGCCATAGATCAGAACCTAAAGGTCGAGTTCTTAGTTCCCGACGCAGAAGGCACAACCTTCATTCTCGGAATTAGCGAGCTAGGCGGAACGGATACTCTAGGCGGCTTCGGTGAGTTCGTTATCAACGTATCTTTACTGGGTGGAGAAGATGTTCTAGCTCCTAGCTCCGGTCTAAAGTGGCAGGAGGTAACTTGTTCGGTTGCAAGGGCAAACATCTCCGTCGGAGGTCAGCTTCAAGACTCAATCTTCTTCCAGCCAGAACCAGCAACGGCAAACCTAACCCTTCAAAGTTTTGACCTAGATCCAACGGTCAACAAGAACATCCGGGCATCAACTAAGTTCCGAGTTCGCCTGGAAGACGATGAGATAGACCGCATTCTATTTCAGGGATTCATCGACACAATCAACGTGACTTACTATCCCCAAGGCCCGAATCTAATTCAGATAACAGGCTTCGATGCTTACAAGTCTTTAGTAAATTCTCGATTCGCAGTTTGGGACACCACATCCTTTGGGGCTTCTATCTCCGATGATGAGACTTGGGAGCTTATTGGACTTTATTCTGGTCTAGGGCTTTCGCCTTATTCGATTCACCTTGGAGGCAGACTTCCAACCTTCAGCGAGACCGACGTTCAAGTTAGCTCAATCCTCAATGACGCGCTAATAGTTGGTAATGGTTTGGTTTGGCTAGATCAGGATACCGAAGAGCTGGTTGTTATTCACCGCACCGGAGCCGCTGATCCAACTCCTGAAACTTACATAATTGGAAACAATCACGGAGACGATTATCACCTTTGCATGAGCGAAATCAATGTCTTCTCCGACGCAGACGCGGTTTATAACTCACTAACCGTTTCGCTAACATCTGACCCTGCAATATTTGTAACCCGTAAGGATCAGGATTCAATCGACCTATACGGCGAATCAGCCATTGACATAGCAATCAACACCACAAGTCTCGCCCAACTAGACAATTGGGCAGATCGAGTCTTCAATCACAAGTCAGCTAACCAGGTGAACATGGTTCAGACTCCAGCTATTGACAGACTTGGGACTTTAACCGAAGCCGCGGTGTTTACGCCAGGAATGACGGTAGGCGTAAGCTATACTAAAGACCAGCTAAACATCGTGGGATTCTACACTATAATCAAGGTCTCTCATCGCATCGATGTAGATAATTGGTTCACAACCCTCGAACTATGGAAGGAAACCTAGTGGCTTACAAAGTATTCTCTAACGGAAGCGTTCTACAAGCATCCGAGATCAACGACAACCTAATGAACCAATCGGTAATGGTCTTTAGCAACGCAGCAGCTCGAACCGCAGCAATTACAGTTCCACTAGAAGGAATGCTTACCTGGCTAGAAGACTTAAACAGTTACGAGACGTGGAACGGGACAGCATGGGTTTCTCCATTTGGAATGACGCTTTTGAAAAAGCAGACTATTGGTTCTGCAGTAACATCTGTTACAGTTACAAACGCTTTTAGCGCTAGCTTCCCAAATTACAAAATTATGATTTCAAGCGGAGTTAGTTCGGTCTCTGGTTATATTGGTTTACGACTTGGTGCGACAGCGGCAAACTATTACAGCGGTTTGGCTTCAACTCTTTACTCAACCGGAAACCTTTTTGCCGAGCGGACTAACAATGGTGCAAACTTTGGCCAAGCGGGTTGGGGTGGAACAAATTTCATTAGCCTAGACGTAAATTTGATAAACCCATTCCTAACAAAAGAAACTCTAATCAATGGAGGCTTTGCCGGAACATCGGTTGCTGGAAGCATGGCAGGTTATCAAGCTAGCGCAACATCATTTACTGATTTCACCTTAATTCCTGCCTCCGGAACTTTGACTGGCGGAACAATTTATGTCTATGGTTATGGAGATCTATAAAATGGCAAAACCTCAAATTCAAATTGACGATTTAGTTCGAGAAATGACAGAAGAAGAGCTTGCATCTTATCAAGAAGATCAAGCACGGGCAGAGTTAGAAAAACTAGCAAGAGAGGCAAAGGCAGAATCTAAAGCATCTGCACTTGCAAAGTTAGCTGCACTTGGTTTGACAGAAGAAGAGATCGCGGCTCTATAACATGGCGGACGAAATTACAAGCGTTCGCGTTACACAAGCCGACATCTACAAAAAGCAACTCGAACACGGAGAGATTCTTATCAAGGTTCTCCAGAAGCTAGACAATTTAGACGATGTTCCAGAACGACTTCGAGAAGTTGAATTGACTTTAGCCCGGTTATTTTGGGTGGAAAAAGTTGCTTACGCAGGACTAGGCGCAGCCATCGTCTCAATGATTGGCTTACTTACTACATCGATAGGAGCATTCTAAATGTCATGGATTAGACCAGTAGAAGGTCGCGTTACTTCTTCGTTTCAAGATCACAAAGACCGCACTCCACCAGCAAGAAACCCTGGCACGGATTACGGCGTAGCCATGGGAACTCCAGTCAAGGCAATAGCCGATGGAGTAATAACTGGAATCGTGAACACCTTCGTTGGTTCTGGTGGCCGGATGATCTTCCAAAGTCTTCCAGGCGGACACAATGCTGACTATCTACACCTATCGAGAATTGACGTTACAAACGGCCAAAAAGTAAAGCAAGGTGAAATTATTGGCCTATCCGGTGCATCGGGTCTAGGTTCTGAAAACGGCTATGGGCCACACTTACACCTGGCATTCCGAATCGGTGGCAACCCAACAATCGGAACTGGCAACATCGACTTCGAGACAGTAGTCGGTGGATCTCCAGCTCCAGAGGCTAAGCCAGTCAAGGCCAAAGCTCCTGCTAAAGCTAAGGCATCCGCTAAGAGTTATACCGTGGTCAAGGGTGACAACCTAACCAAAATTGCCAAAGCTCACGGCACAACAGTTGCAGCATTAGTCGAGCTAAACAAAATCAAGGACAAAAACAAAATCAACATCGGTCAAGTCCTAAAGGTAGGTTAGTTATGTGGCTAGACATTCTTAGAAGAACTATCGCCGTAATCATCTTAAAGGTCACAGGTATCTTCGTGGGTGGAGCTGCAATCGGTCTAGAAGTTAGCCAGGCAATCGCCATGGCCGCTTTCGCTGGAGTCATCGATGTCTCGCAGGAGCTATCGAGGTCTTACTTGGCAGATGGCAAACTCGATCCAGATGAAATCAACAAGTCCTTTGGCAAACTTGCTGACAATTCTGTTTCTAAAGACAAACAAAGGAAACCATGATTAGCCCAGCAACTTACAACATCACCGCTTATCAGGGTGCAACCTACGATCTAAACCTAACTTGGGCAATCGGTGGGACACCTGTAAACCTGACTGGCTACACAGCAGCCATGCAGGTTCGAGAGAACGCAGGCTCAATCGCAACCATCCTTAGCTTTGCTAGTGGCACAGGAATCACACTCGGTGGAACTGCTGGCACAATCGCTGTCACCGCATCGGCAAGCACGATGGGTTCAGCCACTCCTGGCGACTATGTCTATGACCTAGAACTAAACTCTGGTAGTCAGGTGACAAGGCTTATTCAAGGTGCTTTTTCCATTCAAGCCGAGGTCACTAAGTAATGGCAACTTCGACACTTCAGGTTGTTGAGTCAAACACAACGCTTACAGTCAACAAGACAAATGTAGATGTTAATGTATCTGAAACAACCACCTCTTTGACTTTAAGCAACTCTGGTCCACAGGGAATCCAAGGGGTAGCTGGTAGCACAGGCGCAACTGGGGCAACTGGAAGTCAAGGCCCACAGGGTATTCAAGGAATCAAAGGTGACAAGGGTGACAAAGGTGACACAGGAAATACAGGTTCACAAGGCCCACAGGGTATTCAGGGAATCCAAGGGGACAAGGGCGACAAGGGTGACAAGGGAGATACAGGAAACACAGGGCCACAAGGTGAAACAGGTGCAACTGGGGCTACTGGTGCCACAGGTGCAGGTGTTGCATCTGGTGGAACCGCTGGACAATTACTTAGCAAGATTGACACTACTGACTACAACACTCAATGGGTAGACGCTCCAAGCCCGACTATCTCGGCTGCGGATGTCGCTCGTCTAAATGGTTGGGCGATTGGAAGCATTGAACCAAAACTAAGATTTTTAAATACCTCCTCAAGAAATGTTTTTAGTCAACAAATGGAACTAAGCGTATTTAGCCCAATAGCCAACTTAACGATTTCTGAAATAACCATGGCTAGTGTTAGCGCTTCAGTAGTTCAAACTTACGCAGCCATGGGGCTTTATGAAATTTCTGGAGCGAATGGAGATAATGGAACCTTGTTAGCTCGAACTGATAATGACACTACTTTGTTTAGGTCTGCGAACACTTCTTACACAAGAAGCTTTAGCACCGCTGGTGGTTACCCTTCTAGCGTTACGCTAATTGCTGGCAACACTTATGCTATTGCTCATTTGACACGCGTTTCTTCTGGTTCGGCAGGCTCAAGAAGCGCTTATGTCGCTCTACCAAGCGCAACTATTGCCTCACTTCCTTATTTAAATATGACAGTTTCATCTCTTACTTCTTTGCCTACTTCTTTCACTGGGGCATTTTTAAGCGAACAGCAACTTTGGGGGAAATTGAGCTAATGGATGAACCAGTAAATGTAATCCTAAAAGACTTAGGAGTTTTCAATGGGATTGTTACAGTCGAAGTCATAAACGCTGACACAGGCGAGGTTATTGGCTACAATCAGTCCTTGCCTAGCGACAATCTCTCAGAGTGAGTAGTGCCACCCCAAATGC